TCAACAAGCCGGGGACCATGCCGCATGAGCTGCGGCAACTGGTGAAGGACTGGACCGACCGGTACGGCATCCAGGAGTGGCGGATCGAGAAGAACGCTTTCCAGGCGTCGATCGTCCAGGACCTGGAACTTCAGACCTACCTGCATGGCCGGGGGGCCCTGCTGGCGGGGCACTTCACCAACGGCAACAAGTGGGACCTGGACTTCGGCATCTCCAGCATGGCGACCCTGTTCACCAACCATGAGCACGGGGCTCACCTGATCCGCCTGCCGTCGAAGTATCAGTCGGAGGGGGTCAGGTCGCTGTGTGACCAGCTCCTGACCTGGCACCCGGAGACCAAGGGCAAGACGGACTGCGTCATGGCGCTGTGGTTCGCCGAGATCCGGTGCCGGGAGCTGATGGCCACCGACTGGGGCGACGGGTTTCACCTGAGCACCGAGTTCACGTCGCTTCGTGAACGTGAGAGCCAGATGGTGATCGATATCGATTACGCTCTGACCACGGGCGGCATGACGCCGTGGGATGGGAAGTGGTCTTGGTGAAGCCGAGCGTCGGTCGCGTCGTGCACTACAAGGGCTGGGCTGGGCCCTGCCGGGCCGCCATCGTCACCGAGGTGGATGAGGACCCCGACAAGCTGGGACGCATGCAGCCTGTGAGTCTCGTCGTGTTCGAGAGGAACGGCTTCACCACCGTCCACGGGGTGACGTACAGCGAGCACAGCGGAAGCGACACCTGGCACTGGCCGGAGCGTGAGCAGTGAGTTCTCTCTACATGCCGGGCGCGGAGCTGCACCTGGTGGGCAACACCGCCCCGACCAACGGCGGCCCCTCCCGGGCGATCTGGCACATCACCTACAACGCGACGGACCACACCTTCGCCAACGAGCTGGGCTGGTTCACCTCCGGGGGCGCCTCCATGGCGCCGCATCTGATCTGGGATCCCTTCACCGGCCAGGTGGCCCAGCTCTTCCCGGCCGACTCCCGGTCGCTGGCCGTGAAGAACGCCGTGGCGCCGGACGGCTCCACGGTGCAGACCAACCGCACCGGCCAGTACTGCATCCAGATCGAGATCGTCTTCACCCCGGGCGAGTCGGTGAACGGTCGGGTGTACAACACGGTGGCGGAGACCCCGTGCGTGGGCCTGTCCGGCATCGTGGCCTGGCTGAACAGCCTCGGCATCGCCCAGACCTGGCCGAACGGCGTGCCGACAGGATTCCACCGCCAGGACGTCTCGACGGACTTCTGGCTCTCCCATGGCGGCCACTACGGCCACAACATGGTGCCCGGGAACGATCATGTCGATCCGGGCCCGATGCCCAACCTGTTCACCCCTCCCCCTCCCGTGGAGACCGACATGCCCCAGTGGGACCGTGGCCGCCTCACCCAGAACGTTGAGGAGCTGATCCCGGTGCCGAACGGCGCCGCGTGGAACAACTGGCCGAACCGGCGGCTGCACCTGTACTACGACGAGATCGGCAACCCACCGGCTCGGCGGATGTCCGGGTGGCCATATCCGACGGCAGCACCTGGCGGGTCACGCACGTCAACCCGACCGCCGACGGCGGCAAGGTGGATGTGCCCATGACAAACGCCGATCTCAAGGTCGCTCTGACCACCACCGCGCCCGGCACTGTGGCCTGGGCTCTGGAAACTTGGTGAGTGCACTACATATGCGCATAACCTCCCGGTCAGGGAGGTGACCGGTGGACATTGCGCTCATAGCCAAGCGTGTGGATGCCGTCCGCCGGGCGGCGGCGGAGCGGGACTCTCGCAATCAGCTTGTGTACGACGTCCGGGCGGGCAAGACGGAGCAGGTCATGCCCGGCTCCTTCCCGGACGCGTGGCCGAAGCCTATCGTCGCCAACCAGGTGGATGTGGCGGCCCGGCAGCTTGCCGAGAACCTGGCTCCGCTGCCCGCCATCAACTGCGCCACCGGCATCCTGACCTCGGACCGGGCCAAGGCGTTCGCCTCGAAGAGGACGAAGATCGCCTACTCATACGTGCTGGACTCCCGGCTGCGCAAGAAGATGCCGCAGGCGTGTGACTGGTACATCTCGTACGGCATGCTGCCGATCGTCATTGAGCCGGACTTTCACTCCGGCCGCCCCACCATGCGGTTCGACAACCCGCTGAAGACCTACCCGCAGTGGAACCTCAAGGGTGAGCTGATCAGCTACACCAAGGTCTGGCGGGAAGAGGCATGGAAACTCGCCAACAAGTTCCCCGAGCTTGCCCAGACGATCCTCGCCGACAAGGACGCTCCGCCGTGGGCTAAGGGCAACGGCGACCAGATGCTGGAGTGCGTCAAGTACTGCGATCGGGACAGCTACGTGCTGTACCTGCCGGAGCGCTCCAACCTGGTGCTGTCCCAGGTGGACAACCACTTCGGCAAGGTGCCGGTGGCCATCGCGGTCAAGCCGTCCTATGACGACCAGGCGCGCGGCCAGTTCGATGACGTGATTTGGGTGCAGCTCGCACGGGCCAAGATGGCCATGCTCGGCCTCCAGGCCACCCAGCAGACGGTGCGTGCCCCCCTGGCCATCCCGACCGACGTCCAGAAGATCCCGTTCGGCGACGATGCGATCATTCGCACCAACAGCCCGGAGAAGATTCGCCGGGTGGGCCAGGACATCCCGGCTGCGGCCTTCCAGCAGGATCAGGTCCTCGCCGAAGAGCTGATGCGCGGTAGCCGCACCCCCGCAGCGGCCACCGGCGACATCCACGCCTCCATCATCACCGGTAAGGGTGTTGAGGCGATGGGCCAAGGCTACGACGTCCAGATTGCTACCGGCCAGACCATCATCGGCGCCGCCCTGGAGGAGGCGCTGGCGCTGTGCTTCGAGATGGACGAGAAGTACTGGCCGGACGCCGAGAAGGAGATCCGGGGCGTCATCAACGGGGCGCCGTTCCAGGCGAAGTACAAGCCCACCAGGGACATCAAGGGCGACTACACGGTCTCCGTGTCCTACGGCTTCGCCTCCGGCATGAACCCCAACCAGGCCCTGGTGTTCCTGCTCCAGCTCCGTGGCGACCAGCTTGTGCCCCGGGACTTCGTCCAGCGGCAGCTCCCCATGGACGTCAATGTGGCGGAACTTCAGGCCCAGGTGGACTCTGAGCAGGTCACCGACGCTCTCAAGCAGGGCATCTTCTCCATGCTGTCCAGCGCGGGCATCATGGCCCAGCAGGGTATGGACCCCACCGATACCCTGCGCAAGGCGGCTTCCATCATCGAGATGCGCGAAAAGGGCGTCCCGATGCACGAGGCCATCCTCAAGGCGTTCGCCCCCACCCCCTCTCCCGCCGGTGCCCCACAGGCAGACAACGGCTCGGCTGCCGGTCCCGGCGGTGGTGGGGGCGGACCTGGGGGCGGCGGTGTGCTCCCAGGGCAGAACATCAACACCGGCGCCCCGAACGGCATTGCCCCCGGTCAGGCTCAGATGGGGCCGGGCGGACGTCCGTCGCTCCAGTCGCTGCTGGCCGGGCTCGGCGCCAACGGCCAGCCCAACCTGCGAGCTTCTGTCATGCGAAGGGTTCCGACCGGATGAACAAGGTGTGCAGCGCGTGCGGGCGCGGCAACGGGCACTGGCTCAACTGCCCGCTCATCCCGCTGCCAGAGATGGACTCCGTGTGCGCCAACGCGGAGTGCGATGACCCGGTCCGGGAGTGGTCCGGCCGGGGTGCCAAACCCAAGTACTGCCTGGCGCACAGCCCAGGCGCAAAGAAGGAGGCCAGCGATGGCTGAGGGATGGGGCGGAGACCCGGGCCACTCCGGGACGAAGCCGATGATGGGCCTTCAGGGCGGCATGGCAGCCCCGAACACTCAGGCCCCGAGTGACCAGTCCACCAACTACATGAACGCCCGTGGTCAGTCGGAGGACCCGTGGGTCGGGTGGGACTCCACCTCCCTGGAGAAGGGTCACCCGACCAACGGCGGCGGCGGCATGTACGACGCACCGAGCGACTACTGATCCAAGGAGGCCCCCATGGCGGGACGAGGCGGTTACCAGCCTCCGGCCAACCCGGCCCCCGCTAGTGGGCCGGGATCTCTCGCCCGTCGCACCGACGGCGGGCCTGGACAGCCGATCCGTGTACCGACTGGCGGGTCATACGGTTCGGCGACGGAGCTGGCTGCTTTGCAGCAGG